CGAGAGAGCAACCTGATGCTGTCAAAAGCAGAGCATGAGGTCGCAACATTACGGGTCTACACCAGATACAGAACCGACATTGAAGCGAACATGCGCATTGTCTGGCGCGGTTTTCTCCACGAGATCGTTGCTCCACCGATTGACATTGATGGTCGTGAGGTGGAGTTGGAGATCATGGCAAAAGCACTGGTGAATGAGGTGTGAACCATGGCTATCGACACTGCACTGAAAGCACTCCTGGACGCAGCGCTTGCCGGTGGTGGCCATAACGGCGCCAACATCTCCGCATCGGTTGTCTACCCTTACGCGGTGTTCTACGAACTCAGCGGAGAGCCGTTGCGCACCATCCACGGCACCACTGAGGCCACAGACAGCGAGTACCAGGTGGACGTGTTTGCACGGTCACCAGAGCAGGCGAAGGGATTGGCTCTTGGCGATGTCAAGGACGCCATTGAAACATCAACCACAGTCGGCGGTGTTCTCACTTTGAGCATGTCCGGAGAATACGACCCGGTTGCACGGTGCTACCGGTACATATCGAGGTATCAGGTATGGGAGACGTGATCACGTCACCATGAAAACAGAAGGACCGTCGTGAGACAGGGCCGGAAACGATTTTGAACTACTGTCGTGATGACAGGAGGAGAACACAACAATGGCATCCCCCACTGTTTGGAAAAACGTAGCAGTCAATATGCAATCTGTGGCAGCAACTGCCGTCACAATTACCGGAGTGACCAAAGCCTCACCTGGTGTAGCAACCGCGACAAGTCACGGATTTGCTAATGGTGATATTTTGCTCTTGTCGGCAAATGGCATGTGGCAAATCAACGACAAGGTTGTGCGCGTTGCCAATGTCACCACTAACACCTTTGAACTTGAAGGTGTTGACACGACCAGCTTTGAGACATTCACCAGCGGATCTGCTCAAAAAATCACCTTTGGTACATCAATCACCACAGCAACAACCATCAACGCCTCTGGTGGCGATTTCGATTTTATCGACACGACAACCATCCATTCCAACGCAAAAACCCAAGTGCCAGGTCTTCCTTCAGCCATCAGTTATTCGATGGATAACATCTGGGATATGACCGACGCCGGTCAAGCTGCCATGAAACTTGCCTCTGACTCCCAGGCCAAGCGTTGTTTCAAGTTCCAGTTCGGCACTGGTGGTAAGGTTATCTATTTTGCTGGATATGTTGGATTTTCAGGTCTCCCTGGTGGCCAGGCGCAAAACCTCGTCACGTCACAGGCAGTATTCACCATTAACGGCAGCCCCACCTATTACGCATCCTGATAAATGCCGCTCGCCCGGCGGGCTGGCCGACTGAACCCTCACTCCGCAGTCGGCCAGCCATTTCATTCACTTCAACCAATCGAGGTTTGCATGTTCAAGATTATTCCTGATCCGACATTTACCGCAGATGTTCCGTTGACTGTCCCCGGGAAAAAGGAACAGGTCATTGTCGGGATGACATTCAACTACAAGGACAGGGCCGCGCTGATTGATTTTGAAAAACGGTGCATGGATAAAGACTCCTCCGTTGAGTCGTTGATCGCAGAGATCGTGGTAGGCTGGAGCGGTATCGATGTTGAGTGCAACGCTGAATCAATCAAGTCGCTCTGTGCAAATTACATCATGGCGCCGTCGGAAATTATCACCGCCTACAACAAGGAATTAGTGCGGAGCAAGGCAAAAAACTGATGGCTGTCGCCGCTGCGCTGGTAAGCGGTGACAGGAGAGAAACACCCGAGCAGGCCGCAGCGCGGCTTGGAATGCCTCTTGAGTTGGTCATGGAGGCAGAAGGGTTCCAGCAGTCGGGCGACGAAATATATGCCGAAAATGTACCCGTTGTTAGCTTGTTCATGGACATGTTGACACAGTGGAGAGTCGGCCCCGGTGGTGTGGTTGGGCTTGATTACAACGTGCTGCCAATGTTGTTTGACATCCGAGGGGTTGCCAATAATGAGCGTGGCGACTTGTTGGACGGACTAAAGACCATGGAGTCGGCTGCACTCGAAAAACTCAGGTAAAAGGACTGATGGCCATTCGTAAAGTTGAAGGCATATCGATCAACGACCTTGACGAGTTGGTGGCTAAACAACTGGCCGACAACGAAGAGGTGATCGACCAGTTCTTGAGCAAGGTGGCCGATGCTATCCGTGACGAGGCCAAAACAACCGCTGATTTCATCGACCGCACCGGCAATCTGCGCAAGTCGATCGGCAAGCGCAAGTCACGCTTTCCCGGGGGCGGATATATCGTCAAGGCCTCTGGCTGTAACCGGGCAGAAGGCGCAACCGGCGCCAAGGGTTTCCATGCATGGCTAGTCGAGTTCGGCCATGTAAAGGTGTTGTGGGGAAAGCGCACCAGTGAAATGGTCCGCCCTCACCCGTTCATGAGTAACGCAGTGAAGCGCGGCAAACGGTTCGCGCTGCAAGAGATTCAACGGCTGAACGCAGCGAGGACGAAATGACACAACTCCCAGGTATCTACGTTCCAGTCTCAGCCGACTACAGCGCACTCGACAAAGGGCTACGCGAAGCCAAGACCTTGGCAGCCAGCCGGGCGGTGGACATCTCCAACGCCATCAACAACGCTCTCTCACCCAACAAGATCAGCGGCGGATTTGATTCGCTGGTCCGCCAGCTATCATCGCTTGACCGCGCATCAAAAGTAGCGCAGCAAGGATTCTCGGGTATCAAGACTGGCCTGGAAGACGTGCGCAAGGTGACAAGCCTCACCGAGCAGGAGTGGGCCAAGCTGCAAGAGCGGTTTCTGTCTACGCAGGTGGCCAACTCGCAAGAGGCTGCGCTGAAACGAATTGCCAGCCAACTCAAACTCAACAAGGAAGAGGTTAAAGCCTGGGGCGCACAGTTCGGCCTTGTTCCCGAGCAGGTAGAGCGCGTCAATAAGGCTGTCGGCAATGTCACTGAAGGCGGAAAGAAGAAGATGGAGGCCTTTTCCGGGTCCATCGCCATTGCCGCTGGCAAGTTCCTGCTGCTTAAGCAGGCAGCTTATTCTATCTCTCGCACCCTCAACTCAACAGTCTTCGATTTCAACGCCACCATTGAAACGGCTACCCTGGGAATCTCTGCCGCCTTCCTCAACAACGGGCAATACGTCGATAACATCACGGGCAAGGTGTTGACCGGGCAGGCGGCGATGAAAGCGGCCATGGCCGACGCTGGAAGCGTTATTAACCAGCTTCGCGCCTCGAACCTGCAAACCATCGCCACGCTTGACCAGTTGATTCGTGCCTACCAGGAGGCTGCGCCGGTAGCGCTCAAGAAAGGATTCAACAAGGAGCAGGTTGAGCAGTTCACTGTGGCCATGATGCAGGCGGCAGGAGCCGTTGACACCACCGGCATGTTGATCGGGCAGATGGGCGAGGAAATGCGCTCGCTGCTTAACGGCGGCATCAACCCCAGAAACACCCGTATCGCAACAGCGCTTGGAATAACGAACGAGGATGTCGCCAAGTATAAAGGTGACGTGCAAGGGCTGTTCAACTTCATTATGTCGAAGTTGTCGGCCTACCAGATGTTTGGTGAGCAACTGCAATCCACCTGGCGCGGAGTGGCATCAAACACTATCGACGTACTCAAACAGGTCTCAGCCAAGGCCACCGAGCCGGTTTTCACTGCGGTTCGAGACGGGTTGAAGGGCGTCACCGATAGCATCGGCAAGGTCGAAGAGAAAACCGACGAGCTTGGCAACAAGACCAAGGCTATCACCTGGAACCCTGAGTACCAGCGCGGCGTCGATGACCTGCGCGGATCGTTCGAGCACCTGGTTGACGCGGTTACCGGCGGGCGCACTGCGACTGGAGAGTTCTTCCCGGCGCTGCTCTCTGGTAGCGCTTCGGTGATCAATGCCACAGCTACTCTCGTTGATGGGATTGAGGACATTTACACCGCAGGAGACAAGCTACTCGGGTTGAACACTGGGGAATGGGGCGTTATCGGGTATGCGTTACTGAAAGGGTCGCCACAGACTCGGGCCATTGTAACGGGAATGACGGCGATCAACTCGCTGATTTCCGAGATGGGCAGCAATGTATCATCGCTGCCAAGCGGTGCGCTTGAATGGGGGCTGGCCGGGTATGCAATGTTCGGCGCCTATGGTCCTGCCCGTATCATCGCCGCGCTTACCGTCACCGCCAGCAAGATTCAAGAGGTGGCGCTATCGCAAAAATCCGCCCAGGATGCACTTGCCAACAAGGATTATTCGTCATTCTTCGGTGTGCTTGGGCCTGATGCCTACAACGATTTTATGGGCAACACCGATGCCGTTGACCAGCAAATTGAAACGCTTAAATCGAAGCAAGCGGACGCGCAGGATGCGTTCAACAAGATCCTTGCCAACTCTGCCGGCGGTGCATCTGATCTCCAGAAACAGCGCATGGCCGAGTTGCAAGCGCAAGTCGACGGCTACAGCCAGCAGATCAACAAACTGCTCAACGTCAACGAGAAAGCTGTTGAAGCCGTTGGCAATATCGAGAAGACGCGGCAGCTGATGATGAGCCAAGCCGGCGCTACATGGCAGGCCACCGGCAACGCTGGACCAAGCGAAGAGGAGATTGAAGGACACAAAAAACTTGTTGAGATGCTGCGTACCGAGCGCGAGGAGATCGTCGCCACCTACGAAGAACGCAAAAAGTTTGCCGACACCCCCGAGCTGCAACAGAAGCTCGATGCGTGGAAAGAGCAGAAACTTGCACTGATCGACGAGAAAGAGGCGCGAACGGAAAACACCGAAGCAATGAGGGGAGAGCGTGCAGAACTGAAGCAACTCAGCGCCTCTGTAAAAAGCTATGTCAACGATGCCCGCGACCTTGCCCGGGTGAGCCAGGAGTGGAACCGCGACGCCCTGCAAAACATCGGCAGTATGCAAAGGCTCAACGACGAATTGCTCATGTCCAGCATGGATGAGAATGGGCAGGCAATGTACGAGATGGCCCGCAGGTTTGAGGAGGCCAGCCCGATATTTGACGATTTCCAGGGGAATGTTGAGCGGGCAAAGTCTTCCATTGAAGGTCTGGAGCAGGCGTACCAGTCCATTGGCGAGCAACTCGAAGCATCAAAAGCCGCGCTTGGATCAAATTCAGCTGGATCGGACACTGAGGATTTGAACAAGGTCCATGAGCTTGCTGTTTTGCACCAGAAGATAGGCGAAACCCTAGAGGAGCGCAAGACCATCCTTGAGCAATTGAACGCGCTCGAAGGTCAAGGCGTGACATCGCTTGACCAGTTCATGACCAAGTGGAAAGAGAGCGATCGCTTTGACGCCCTGGTGGACTCATATCGCCAACTCGGATACGTCACGGCGGAAACCTACGATTTGATGATGGCCAAAGCCGACACCTGGAAAGAGAATTTCATCAACAGGACTGGCGAGGTTGAACTTGCGCAGCGTCTTTTCGACGAAAAAATGAGCGAGTTGTCGTTAGACCTTGAAGGATCAGGGTGGACGGAAGGAATAAAAAACGGGCTCGGTGAGGTTGCCAAGGAAGCACAGTCAACTGCGCGTTCTGTATCAGGCGCTTTGAAAGATGGATTTAACGACGCCGCTGATGCGCTGGCAGAGTTTGTGGTTACTGGGAAGCTCGAACTTGACGATCTCGTTAATTCAGCGCTCAAAAGTTTCGCAAAAATAGCAATTCAGCAAAGCATAACATCGCCGCTTGCAAGCGGATTCGGCGGGTTACTAAAAGACATCTGGCCATTTGAAGGTGGTGGCATCATGACCAGTTCCGGGCCGGTGCCACTGCGCAAGTATTCCGGTGGAGGAATAGCAAATAGCCCGCAGCTTGCCATGTTCGGGGAGGGGAGCGTTCCAGAGGCTTATGTACCAGTTCCGAATGGAAAAATACCTGTTCAGATCTCTGGCGGTTCAGGTGGTGGCAACGTGGTTGTCAACATCATCGAATCATCCAGCAAGGCCGGAACTGTTGAGCAGAGCCAACAAAACGGGACCAACATTATTGACGTGTTCGTTTCACAGGTAAAGAGCGCTGTTGCAAATGATGTAATCCAGGGCGGCGGGGTTGTTGCTGCTGCCTTTGAGTCGACATACCGCCTTAACCGGGCAGGGATGTAACTATGGCTATCTTCCCTTCAACTATACCTGCTCCGCTTTTAGGTGGATACACGCCGAGACGGAAAAAACAGACCATTGAATCAGATATGGAGGTCGGCCCATCGCTATCAAGGCGAGTGAGCACGGCTAGGGAATATACCGTACAGATCGAAATTTCTGTGACCGGAGAACAGTTAGCCTCGTTTACTGACTGGTGGGATTCGTCAAGCGGAGCTGCTGGTGGTTCAGCGTGGTTCAGTGGGTTGCTTCTCGATCTTGGCGACGGGATAGGAGTCCGGTCAAATGTTGAATGCAAGATTGTTGGCGGTGTTTACGAAACCCCACGCAATGGCAAAAACAAATGGCTATTGAAATTTACAGTTGAGACTCGATAAATGCCCGATTCGACACTCTCTCAAGCCATCAAAGAGGCCTATGCGTCACGGCCAAAGAAGGTTATTCACCATACTATCGAGCTACACCATGAGGCGTTCACTACGCCGATCAGGGTCAAGAGGGGCAGTGGTGATTTGTTGGCAATCCTCGAAGCCACAGCCCCCCGTGATGCAGGGCAACAGGTGACGTTTATTGGCTTTGGTTTTGACATCAAACCTCCTGACTTGCAGGGGCGATGCACCATTGAAATCGACAATGTGAGCCGTGATATTGTGCGCAATGTTGAGTTAAGCATGGCGAGCGGCACACCAATTACCATGATTTACCGAGCTTACCTTGAAGATGATCTCACAGGGCCACAGAATAACCCACCGCTTGAACTTTCGCTGGTATCGATTACGGCAACTGCGTTCAGGGTGACCGCAACGGCAACTCTTCTCAATTTTTACAATACGATATTCCCAAAACTGACCTATACCGATACGCAATTTCCTACTCTGGTGCAATGATGGTTGAGCCGTGGCCAGTGAAATATATAGGGTTGCCGTGGATTGCTGGGGAGCATGATTGTTGGGGTTTTGCTCGCCGCGTCTGGCACGATGAATTGGGCTTAGATGTTGAGGTGGTAGATGTTGACGCAGCGAGCACGCTCTCTGTGATGCGCGAAATACGCGACGGAGACCAGCTTTGCAAATGGGCGCGAATCGAAAAGCCCGAGGAGTGGTGCGGCGTGCTGATGGGTAAATCTGAGCGCCCATCCCATGTCGGTGTTTGGTCAGGGATAGACGGCGGCAAGATTCTCCACAGCGTCCATGGAGCTGGTGTCATTTTTACAAACGAAACCGGACTTGCATTGATGGGCTACCGAGTACTTGGTTTTTATAGACGGAAAAGATGAGCGAATCATACTACATCATTGCCAGAAATCCGTGGGATCTCGCCGGAAGTAAAGAGGTCATTGCGGCCAGTAAAGGCATGACGCTGGCCGAGATAAATATCGGGGGTGATGCGCCGTATATCATCGTCGCCGATGGAGAAGGGGTGCTTCGGGCAGACTGGCACCGCAGAGTTGACGAGTTCACAACTGTTTCGGTGATCATCCTCCCTGAAGGCGGAGGCGGCGGGTCGAACCCGTTGCGCGCAGTAATGATGTTAGCTGTTGTGGCTTTGTCAGGCCCCGTTGGTGCCTGGGCAGGGGGGATGCTTGCCGGTGCCACTGCCGCATCAGTTATGGGCGCAGCCGCATCTGCGGCAACTATGTTGGTTGGATCAATGGTGGTCAGCGCTGTTCTTCCGGCTCAGACCGCGACATCTGCGCAGCAAAATGCTTCTATGGCGGCGGCGTCTCCAACGTATTCGCTATCGGCACAAGGCAACTCAGCGAGACTTGGGGCGGTTATCCCAGTCCAGTATGGACGAGTAAAGGCATATCCAGATTTTGCCGCTATCCCTTATGCTGAATATTCTGGAAATAATCAGTATCTTTACCAACTCTTCTGCCTTGGGTGTGGTCAGTACTCAATCGAGTCCATATTTATAGACGATGCACCAATCTCTTCGTACTCGGAAATTACCTACGAGGTTATTCAGCCCCATGGCCAATGTACCCTTTTCCCCGCAAATGTAGTCACCGCATCCCAGGTGGCGGGGCAGACGCTCAACAATGGTGAATTTGTTGGCCCATTTCCCGCATCAGACCCCGGACAGTATTGTAACCGAATTGGCATTGATTTCATCATGCCTAAAGGAATGTTTTACGCTAACGACAATGGCGGGCTTGACGCTGTAACTGTATCAGCGCGTGTTGAATATGCACCTATCAACGAGTACGGAGTCGAAACTGGGGGGTACTCAACTCTTGGCTCAGAATCATGGACCATGGCGACGAACACGCCACAGAGGTTTACCATATTTTATTCTGTTGCTCCAGGGCGGTACAATATCAGGGTGACACGGACAAATGCCGAGAATACTGATTCAAGGTACGGCCACACCGTGAGTTGGGGAGGGCTTCGCGGGTATCTTCCAGAGATAAAAGACTTTGGCAATGTAACCCTCATCGCTATGCGGATGTTGGCGACTGACAACCTGTCACAGCAGTCAAGCCGCAAGGTAAGCGTCCTTTCGACAAGAAAGGTACCGGTTTTTAATGGAACAACATGGTCAACACCCACAGTAAGCATGTCGATAGCTTGGGCTCTGGCCGATGCGCTTCGAGATACTGAGTATGGGTGTGGAGTTCCAGAGATCCGGCTTCCGCTGGCCGAACTGCTCGCCCTTGATGCTGTGTGGGCAGCTAGAGGAGATCAATTCGACGGCAGGTTCGATAGTGGTATATCAGCTTACGAGGCTTTGTCAAAGGTGGCTATGGCTGGCCGTGCAAAGTTTTTTATCCAGGGAGGGTTTTGCCGGGTGGCGCGTGACGGCAATGCATCTGTCCCTGTGGCGATGTTTTCAGAACGAAACATCAAAAAAGGTAGCTTTTCGATAGACTACCTGCTTCCCACCGAGGAAACAGCCGATGTCATTGAGATGAAATATTTCGACGATCAGGTGTGGGAGTACAGAACAGTTAAATCCGACTATGGTGCAGCTACCAGTGCAAAGGTGGCGAAACAGGAAGTTTTTGGGGTCGTTGGCAGAGCCCAGGCATACCGTGACACCATGTTTCTGGCGGCGACAAACCACCTGCGCCGTAGGATTATCAAGTTCGACACGGAAATGGATGGCTTTATTCCGTCGCCGCTTGACCTTATTGCTATCCAACACTCCATGCCTGGTTGGTCGCAGCAATGTGAGGCTGTGGCCTGGGACGATGATCATGACATCCTTACCGTCAACGAAGAGCTAGAATGGGGAGAAGGCCAGCATTTCGTAGGCATTCGCAAGGCTGACGGAAGTATGGCCGGCCCATTCTCGGTAAGCCGTGGCTTGCGCGATGACCTGGTGGTGTTCCAATCGCCACCGACCTACACGCCAGTGGTGAGCGACGATGAGCAGGTGAGGTCGCATCTTATTTTTGGTGAGAGCCCAAACACCATCCAGCACGCGAAGGTGATCGACATCAAGCCATCAGGCCTGTATGGGGTCTCGATTGAGGCAGTGAACGAAGATCCAAGCGTTCACACCGCTGACCAGGGGATTGTCACGCCACCTGTTGTTTCGTCCGATCTGGTGCGCGATGCCGGATTGCCGACCATTTCTGATTTGCAAGTAGTTGTCGGGGGGACTATTGCAGGCCCAGAGGTGAGTTTGTCGTGGCAGCCATCACCGAGGGCGACATCCTACGTTGTTGATCAGTCGAGCGATGGTAACTACTGGACCAGGATAATTTCCACCGTAACGGCATCAGCGAGAATGCTCGTTACGCCGGGGTTGGTTTACCTACGTGTGGCTGGAGCGCGTGGCGTGGGTATAGGCCCATACCTGGAGTGGACGGGCAATCTCGTTGATTACATGCCGCCACCATCCCCGCCAACAAAGCTGGCCCTTGAGACACCGTTTGTCGGCCGGTCGTGCAAGTTCTCTTGGGTGGCTGCCGCCAGGTCAGACTCTAGCCGGGTTGAAATATGGGCAGAAGGGAGCAAGCAGCGCACTATCGACGTGATAGGAACTCGCTACCAGTACAGCGAGGAGGACGCCACAGCAGATGGTGGCCCATGGCGAACAATCGCTATCCGCGTTTACGGTATTGGTAACGGTGCTTCCTGTGAATACGCGGAGTTGACGGCCAGCAACCCGCAAGTGGCCGCTCTTGATGGAGTCGCTTTTATTCCAGGCTACAAGCAGATCATTGCCAGCTACAACCTACCGGCAGACACAGACTTTTCAGGGGTCATCCTGGCCATGAGCCTGACCGATGGCTTCACGCCTGCAGCCGGAGATTATGCCTATGATGGCCCTGAGAAGCTGTTCGTCGTGCAGACTTCGCCAAGCGGGGCGGAGTTTGTCAATGGCCAAGTGTGGTATCTGCGAATAGCAGGATACGATAAGTTTGGAAAAGACAGCCTTCAATGGTCGTCACAGCACACCATCACCATTGTTGACGCTGACGCGAACCTGACACCGGAAGAGATTCTTGAACGGCTGAACAGCTCGTTTGTCCAGGGCAACGTCATTATCAACGGCGCAGGATCGATCATCGCCTATAATGGGGCAAGTAGTATCCCCAACCGTGATTTTGTTCTTATGGATGCTGGCAGGCTCACTTACCAGCGATACCGTGACGGCCAGTATGTTGAGTACATGGGGCTGAAGCGCTCGATAGGGGGTATGGCGGCGTCTGGAGAAACAGTGATCATTCCAGGCTACTGGGACTCACAGCCTAGCGTTAGTGTAGGGCCGGCCGGCATCCGCTCTTACGAAGCAACCCTTTCTGGGCAGTCTCAGGCATGGGCCATTCGGGCAGATAATCTCAGAGAGACATCGCCAGGATCGAAACGGTGGCAGTTTGATGCCGTGGCTGAACTGAACTACGCCTCCTCTTCTGGAACTACGGTTATCAACCAGACATTTTCAGGGGCGTCAAATGACCAGTACAGTGCAGAGTACAACCTGCCAGCAAATATCAATTCATTAACCGTCAACGTCTCCGAGCTTTCTGTCAGGGGGACTGGCACCGCGACTTACGGGTACGCTTACCGTCAGGTAACAGTTACCGTGCAGCTTTGGAACGGGGCTGGGTGGGTCGATTCAGGATCAAAGGTAGTTGCCATTGGAGCCACAACCACAGGGGCGAAAAGTGATTATGTAACCTGTACCGGGGTTACAGGGAAAACCAAGGTAAAGATACGGTGTGTTTCAGCAGATGCGGGCGGCGAATTTTCTTTGGGCGCGAATCAGTATTACCAGCAGGGGCCTTATTATACTTATGGTGGGCCGACAACGGTCGGAATATCCCCTTATGAAGCGTATTTAGGGACAACAAACAAGCACAGCACATTTTACCTTAGTGCGTTTAGCGTTCCTGCATACAGTTACATTTATTCTGTATCTGTTAGATACAGCGCCTATGCTGCCGTTTCTGGTATTGGAGCTACTGCATATTTTCCAAATGGAATTGTTTTAAGTTCTCCTAGCGATGGAGAAATACGCGAACTTACTCAATCTGATATATTACATTTTTCTGGCAATTATTACAAAAACGATATACCGTTGCACGTTTCTGAGGTGTACGGCAATGTTTTACCAGGCCCAAACTCAGCAGAACTTACAATAACATCTGCAACGGCAACAATCTACATAATGACAGCCTATCTAAATAGCGCAACCCCAACTAATACCCATTCATTTACCAGCTTCAACTGGACTACCTCTGGCGCAACGAACATCACCACTGGAATCCTAATATGGGAGGCCACAGGGGAGTAGGGAATAACAATGCTTAAAGAATACAGAAGAGGCACTGCGAATATCTCATTTGGCAGCGACATCGTTACCGGGTTCGATACATCATGGCTGACTTACTGCCAGCCGGGCGACGTGCTGCATGTTGGCGAGCAGTCAATGATTGTTTCCGAAGTCCCCAGCCAAACAACACTCGCCCTTACCGAAACCTGGGCCGGGGTGAGCGGCAACGGACTTGAGTATTATATCGAGATCTCGAACGATGGCCTGGTCCGGGCAAAGCGACTCAAGATTGATTGGGTACACCAGGAGCGAAATAAGCGCAGGTTCAGCAATGTCGTTGCATTTGACAGGCCGTGGCAAGCTGATCTGCACAGCCAAGATCTTATCAACAAGGCTATCAGTATGGCCGTTGCAGGGGCACCTCTGCCAACTGCTTGGAGAGATGACAACAACAACGACATGCCCATAACTGACATCGGCCAGTTGGCCGTTATTGGCGGTGCAATGGCGCAGCAGACTGAGGAGGTATACCACAGGTCATGGCAGCTGAAGGATGAGATCGAGGCGGCAACTACCGCTGAAGAAGTGGCGTTGATCGAATGGTGAATTTAACAAATAATCAAAGGTGATGAAAAATGTCTTTTGCAACATCCCGCATGATCATGCCGGTGTCAGCATCGGCTTGATGTGAAAATTTCAATATAACGAGGGACTATGGAAACGATAATTGAGGCCACAATTGAAAAGGTATCCGGTGAAGCAACAGAGTTTACAACCACTGTGCGGGGTTTCTGGCTCTATGGGTCCAGCTTCGCCCCAGGGGAGTACGCTATTGTTGAGGACATCGGCCCTGACGGAGAGTGGCGGCAGGTAACCAATAATGGAGGAGGCCTTTACGTTTCAGCAGCTCCCAACACAGCGTTTATTGACCTCCCCGCCGGCACCTACAGGATACACAAGACAGCAACCGCGCTCGCGGCGTCAGTGGGCTATCAGGAGAACGTGTAATGAGTGGCGTATCGAGTCCGGTATATGGCAGTGGCGGCGGCTCATCCATCGCCAAACCCCCCTCCACCGTCGCCTACTTCGCCGGTGAAATCCGCAACAACCCGGTTGATTGGGGTAATGGCGGGGTGCTGGCGACTGTGTGGGATCCATCTGTAGCCTCGAACGAGATCGCTGAGGACACTCAGATCAGCGGCGGATTGTGGGCTACCGCTACCGGGCTGGAGTTCCGGGACGGGACGAATGCGGCGCCGCTGGATATGAGTTTTGGGGATACTGATGAGATTGCTTTAGCGCTGGAAGTTTTAGCCGATGGCGCTATGCGTTTGGGGAGAGTGTAATGCCTAAATATTATGTGGCAAATAATGGGGATGATGCACGTACCGGTGCTGTGGCGCAGAGCCAATCTACCCCGTGGAAAACTGTCAGCCGAGTAAACGGTTATGGTAGTTTTTCGAGTGGCGACAAAGTACTTTTTCGGTGTGGAGACACATGGGAGGAGCAGCTTACCGTCCCAATAGCTGGATTGATTATCGGAGCCTACGACGACGAATCGGGTGAGATAAAGGAGTCTGGTTTATACAGACATATTCCCGCTAATCCGCCATGTCTTGACGGATCGTCCGATATTACTGGCACGTGGGTCCCAGCTCCATTCGGAGAGTTCTACGATGATTTCGAGGCCGGTATGGCCACATCGTGGAATAACATTGTTGGAACTGTAGGCACTTATACCACTTTTGGTATCACTGCACCAACATACGGTCTTGGTAAATGTTTACAAATCGCGTCGACTGTGATGCCTTTCAAAAACATAACTCCATCAAATGAAGTTTTCGTGTTACTCGATTACATGATCGGTGCAAATGATACAATAAGATCTTATGTGTTATCTTTAGGAGTTGCTGAGAGTCTTGTGCTTGAATTGATGTTTAACACAAATTCAGGAGCAGGTACTGCACCGTTGAGGCTCTACAACAGGGTCACTTTAGCACAAATTGGTATAGGTACTACGCAATTCACTGTAGGTACCTTCGTTAAAATCCGTCTTCAGTGCAAAATTAGCTCAGGAGCTGTAAAAGTATTTGTAAATGATACATTAGAAATGGAATATTTAGGGTTAAATCTTGGCGCAGACCATATATCCCGCGTAGGTATAGGCACCGCATCAGCATCTCAAACAGTGTACGTTGACAATATTGCAATTGATACTACCAGCGACCTGACAACTTCGGTTCTTTATAAAAAAGCTCAAACAACAGCCGTCAACTCAACATCGGGAACGATGGTGTGGGAAGATGGTGAAGGCTATGGAGCTATGGCCAGTAGCGCAATGGCTACGAGATCTGTTCCCGGAACATTCTGGATTGGGGACGGAGTGTTATTCTGCCATACCAGAGACAATTTGAGTCCATCAACTCACGATATGCGCATCGCAGAGCGCAATTACTGTGTCGTTGTTGGGAATACTAAGGACAGCACAACGGTACAGCATATTGAGATGAAAAAATCTCAAAATTCATGTGTTGTGATGAGCGGAACCGCTGCAAACCCACTTGAAGATTTTACATTAAAGTCATGTTACATTCATGATTCAAATTATTCTGGCGTAGCTATTACTGCTGCGATTGATGGTGCAGTGGTAGAGGGTAACCTTATTACTGATTGCCACCATGCCGGCACCTATGCAAATCTGCTCGATAGTGGTGTCGGGCCGGATAACATTACAATAAGGAGGAATTATTACGCGCGTAATGGACGCCAAAATGTTGCTATTGAAGAACTAGGAAGCGGAAAAATACACCACAACATCTTCGAGGATGCTTTGTATGATGGCCAAAAAGGCATATCTGTAGAGGTCGTCAATGCAGAGGGGGCTCTTACTATCTTTTGTAATGTTTTTGCCAACTCAGAAAGAGAGCTGCTATATATTCAAAATTTCAATGGAACTGTTGAAATTTTCAACAATTACTTCGATAACGACGGGACAAATGTACTTGTAACCACAGGCGCAAGTACGTCAAACCTGTCCATGCACGACAACATATATATTCCTAGAGATTCAAGCAGCGTGTCCTATGCTGGCACTGTTTATGCTATATCAGATTTTGATGATTATCAATCAGTATCATCTCAAGATACTGATAGCGTTGTTTCTGGGGTAGCTTTCGGAAATGAATATAGAATCACCACAACAACAATAGGTTCCACATCTGGGCATTCTCACGCAGAAACTAAAGACTTTGACGGGAATGCAATACCGTACTGTGGTGTATCCGGGAATTATAGTGTGGGACCACATGAGCCGTACTCGCCCCCAAAAGATGGTTTTGGCCCTTGGGTGCCATTCGATGGCGCGTTTGATTTGCCGGTACCCCTCAGCAGCAATGCTATCGGGTCCGTGCCACGGGTAGTCGCTATTCCTGGCAGTCCTCCCGCAGCCCTGATCAAACGCATGGTGGAGTTCGGGTGATGATCTGGAAGATAATCATGATCACCACATGGGGGCTGACTGTCGCGGTGGCT